AGTAATCAGATACGGCAGCGTTAGGTTTTAGTTCACATCCAAAGAGGTTTAACTTAATATTTGAAAAAGAAAGTGCCGAAGTCAAACCACCGGTAATACCACCGATTAATGAGGTTATATCTGCAAGAGGAGCTCCGCCCACACCAGCGACTTGGTTTTGTATATCTCCTAAAAAGGTATTAACATTATCTAAAATTTTATTATTTGCATCATCAATATCTTTTTTATTAGATGATATAGCATCTGCTACTATTTTTTCGGCGGAACATATGGGAACGGTTGGACCTTTCCCGCAGGAATCCAATCCCCTCGTTGGATTTGCAGTATTCTCAAGTTCTTTTGGTTTAAAAGCTTTATCCAAAATACCTTGCATTAATCCACATAAACCAGCAGTAATTTTATTGTACAAACATAAGATTTGTTCCGTAATAATTTCTTTCATATCACCAAATAAGTATCTTAAACTAGATGGCAAAGCAGATACTACTTTTGTGAGTGTTTTATTCAGTAATTTTAATACATATTCCATAATTTTATCAAAGATCACTTTCATGTATTTTGCAATTTGACATGCAGCATCAGAAACAAGTTTTTGTAAGTTACTAATAGTGTTTGAGACCGCATCAACATAACTTGTAACGGCATTCAGATATTTGGTTATTTTTTGAGTTAAATTATCCAAAACGGTTTGAATTGCTTTCATCGCGGATCCAACAGTATCATCTGGTTTCATTAATGGAATTTTTTCTTGAAGTTTATCTTCCCTCTTTACATCACCAGCACTAGTTTGATGAACCGCATCAGGGTTCTCCATCGTTGGTGTTTTGCCCTTAACAATAACTAATCCTTGATCTGGTGCTTTTTCTTTTTTACTTCCAGACTTTGCTTCTTTTGATTCTGCATATCCACTTTGGGGAGTGAAATTTTTTCCTTTATTAAATCCAGTTTTTGTTTGAAGTTCTGTTTGAGAGTTGTTACCAAGAACTCCCATGATAACAGGAACTTGCATTTCTTGTCCATCAAGAAAAAATCCAAAGACAAAATTTCCCTGACGAAGATTAGGAGTTTGCGATGAACTAGTTTGACCACCACCTGCTGTGATGGGATACATTACCTGAGCCCAAGGAAGTTCATCAGACCTCAACGACTCTTCACCTTGATCATGAAGCCCTATAATACGAACTTTATATCTTCTTCCCCACCCAGGAATATCATCTTTATTTTCAAATTTTCCAGGGACCATATTATCCCGCCATGTGGAATCGTCAGCAATCTGACCTATCCACCAGTTGAAAGATGCTCCTAAAAATCCTGAATTAAATAAAGTTCCTTCACTCATTAGTCGTCGTACATCCTACACTCAAGGGCATCTGGGTTGTCATTGCAATATAGTTCCAAACCAGTTGGATCATGATTGTCATTAGGGTGAGTTTCTATCCACCTCTCAAGAGCATCTAATTCATCCTCAACATGTCTTCTTGCTTGTGCAGAAACTGTGGGGTCATCTAGTATTTTTTTATCTTGTTCAATATGTCTTTCTACGCTCTCCATATTATTGCGTATATTAGTTTAACTATTTAGAGGTGATGGAGAACCTTTTCTACCAATAGAGTCCCTAACTAAAGTTAATTTAGTGTATCCACCTGTTTTCGTGCTTATGTAATGACATAAATCAGCGATTACATAATAACCACCGAATTGCTGATCCATAACTTTAGTATCCTTTGTAGAAATTTCTGGACTATCAATATAGATATAATCTCCAGCATGTAAACTAAAATCACCTGTGATGGTAATGGTTACTTTGGTTGAAAAGAATTGGTTATATCTCATCACAGACTGATTTAATATATTTTTTGGATCAAAGTTTTTGTCTTTAGATTTTTTCGTTTGTTCTTTTGTACTACCTGTGGGTAAAGTGCCAGTATCAATTAACATATATTGTGTCCTTGAAAAATCTTTGTTTTGACCTTCAACCTTAAATTCTTCATTATATTTCGGTAAATTTTTTCCTGCTTTTTGTAATTTATCTTTATTAGCAAGATTACCGCCTTCAGTATTAGGATTTATAACTTCATAAAAACAATTGAATGGATCAAATAAAATTGTTCTTGTAGAATACGTTCCAATTTGTAATTTTGACTGAACACTACCAGCTGATGTATCAACATTATATTCTAGTATTTTTCCACCATATTCTGGAGGAACAGTTGATCCTCTTCCGTCAGGAGTTTCATTATAAACTAAACTCTTATACTTTTTCTTTCCTCCAGAGGGTTCTGTATCAGAAAGCAATCCCTCCACAGATTTAAATTTAAATCCATCAGAAGTTTCAAAAAAGAAAAATCCAGCAGTATTTCCCTCTGAATTTTTAGTTTTGGGGACAGATTTTTTTGCTAACTGAAGAATAGTTGCAAAAGGTCTAAGATTAACTCCTGAATAATTATAATTATTTTGAGTCTCCTCTATATCTAATTTCTTCTTACCATCAACTTTTAGAGTTTCTTTAAGAATTCTATTAATATGATCAGATATTTTTCCATCTAATCTATAATTAACTGTAGTTTTATAGTTAAAAATCGCTTCTTTTGATACCAAGTTTGCAGATACTAAAGTTTTTGTATTTTCTGATGCAATTGGTCGAATAAAATCGGAGTATAAAGTTACTGATATTTCTTTGTTTTTTGGATCTAATATTTTTAATTCTACTTTTTCCGTTCCAACTAATTGAAGTGCCTCTAGAGCAGTCTTTAAATCATTATCTTTATTTACTGTTCCAGTATCCGCAAACATAATATCAACTTTTAGAGTCGGACTTAAAACACTTTCATAATAATATAAGTCAGTTATGAGAGTAGAAATATCCGCCTGCGTTTTCTTGTCATTCGAATACACCAAACACTTTTTAATGTCAAAATCCTTAGATTGTGCGGAGGTGATTGGTGTATTAGACATTTTTTAAACTTTTCTTATTACTATTTACCTAAGTTCTCCAGAATCTTGGGATGGATCATCATCTCCACCTCCACCAAATCCACCGCTGAACGATCCAATTGGAATAACTTGTGGAGGTGCCATTATTATTTGTGGTTGTGATGGAACTTGATAGGTATAATCATCTTCAGTCTCAGGAAATCCATCCTCGGTATATTGGCTCAGAATAGAAATCAAACTCTCTGCGGCATTTCTTCTTTGAGATGATGTTTCTGTTTGATTAATAATATCATAAAAATTAATTCCAAACAAATTCGTGGAATCAGCATCAACAACATATTCTCCTGGGTGAGTTAGTGCATAGTCAGTTTTATTTACAGGACCACCTTCCTCATATGCGACGTGAATGTGATCTCCATGATATTTTGGATCATTCTTAGCATGAATAAGTTCAACTGGTTTAACTCCTTTTTGAGCGTTAAATTGCGAAATAGCGTTTAAAATTTTAGATTGTTCATAATCCCAGGCACCAATATCAATAGCACGAGATGGCTTAGCATAATGATATGAACCTGCGACATGACGCCCAACAACTCCACCATGCTCTTCGTGCTCGGTAACACGTAGAAAATCTTTTCCAGGGACTAAATTTTTATTTAAATATCTACCAAGTTCACCTGCAATTTTACTTCCCTCTTTGCCATATCCCTTTCCAGTTCCAGAACTAATATCATTAGCAAAATATTCTTCCCTTGAAATGGCAATAGATTGTGGAACAGCAAGTCCAACATTTCCCGCAGTATTAAAAGTGTGCCTTTTAAATTTAACCTCATTTACTTTTTGGGAAAGATCTTGTCCTGCTCCGGCATCATAATTTCTAAACCCAGTTGAGGCAACTAATTTTTTGATTGATATATCATCAAGACCTTCATTTTTTAATACAGACATCAACTGTGCTGGATTTTGTGCAAGTGTTATTGCATCTTTAGCTTGACTAATTTGAGAATCTGATAATTTTTGATTAATTCTACCATCAGTTATTGGAGAAAATTGATCTCTTCCATTAATAACATCAGTTATACTACCGCTCTTAGCATTAAAAGTACCAGCACTAACCTTACCAGATTGTATTAGTCCAGCACGATTTAAAATTGCTCTTGCGACTAAAGCCATTCCGGTTTTTCCCTCTCCCCCCGCTTCGGCATAAACCATTCTTGTAAGTAAATCCATTTCACTTGCAGATATAGAAGCATCTTGAATGCCTTCAGATTCTGCACCAGGTTCAGCATCAGTACCTTTAACTATTCCTTGACCAGCA